CATTATGGAAATCAATGGTATCGAATCATACATTATCAAAACTGCAAGTAGACCAACATTTACTTCGGAAATAGTTGAATTAGACCATATCAACGTAAAACGTAAGATAAAAGGAAAATCTAACTGGGATGATATGAACATTACTCTTTATGACCCAATTGTTCCATCTGGAGCACAACAAGTTATGGAGTGGATTAGAACATCTCATGAATCATTAACTGGTAGAGATGGATACGCGGCATTCTATAAAAAAGATGTTACTTTCTTTTTATTAGGACCGGTAGGTGATAAAATTGAACAATGGACAATCAAAGGAGCATTTATTACTTCAGCAAACTTTGGTGAGTTGGATTGGGCTTCAAACGACCCTGTTTCAATTGAATTAACTTTAACTTATGATTACGCAGTATTAGAGTACTAAAAATAAATAAAGTAATTGAAATAAGAGGGGAGCAGAAATGTTCCCCTTTATTTTTTTAAAAATGTGATATATATTAATAAACACATCAAGTTATATTATGGAAGAACAATTAGAACAACAAGTTACAAGAGGGTTAGGTCATCAACACCAACCCACTCCCCAACAAAAATCATATCCATTTCCTACGGAGGTGATTACATTGCCATCAAAAGGATTATGTTATCCAGAGAGTTCACCGTTATCTAAAGGTGAAATAACTCTTAAATTAATGACGGCAAAGGAAGAAGATATTTTAACTTCATCTAACTTAATCCGTAAAGGTATTGTATTAGATAAACTTTTAGAATCAATTATTGTAGATTCATCGGTAAATATTAATGATTTACTTATAGGAGATAAAAACGCAATTTTTGTAGCTTCTAGAATTTTAGCATACGGTCCTGAATATGAAGTAATTATCAACGACCCTGCTGAAAATGTACCTGTTAATGTAAAAGTTGATATGACTAAATTGGGTATTAAAGAAATAGATGATTCTTTATTAAACCGATATAATGAATATGATTTTACTTTACCAAAATCAGGCATTCCAATTAAATTCAAACTTTTAAATCACGGTGATGAAATTGCAATCAATAAAGATATTGAAGCTAGTGAAAAAGCATTAAAAGTATCAAACGAAATTACAACAAGATTTAGAAGATTAATTTTGGAAGTAAACGGAAATAGAGAAGTTGGTTATATTAGTAATTTTGTAATTAATCAATTGCAAGCAGCTGATTCAAGAGCATTAAGAAAAAGAATAGCAGAACTTACTCCTGATATTGATTTTACTTTTGAATATGAATCACCTATGACTGGCGAAAAGGAGGCGTTGAAAGTGCCGATGGGGGTAGACTTTTTTTACCCTGCCGAGTAACTACGCAGAATTCTTACACAAAAAAATATTTAGTATAATATTTAATTCCAATGGTGGTTTTACTTGGAATGATATATACTACATGCCCGTCAAATTAAGAGAATTTTATTGGAGAGAATTACTTTCTTACAAAGATGCTGAAAAAGAATCCTATGAACAAATCGCTAATTCTGGAAAAACACAATTGAGTGGAAGAGCGGTAAGAAGATAAATAATATTATTTAATATTTATTCGTATATCAGCACTTTATATTAATGAGCTATAAATCAAAAAAACGAAGTAAAACTACTCAATCACCAATATCTACCGATTCTTCATTTGAAAGAAGTATTGGTACATTAACATCCGCTGTCCAAAAATTAACAGATAAGATGAGTGAAACACCATCAGGTGGAAATAGTAGTAGTGGTGGTAGTTCCCGTAAACCATCCAAAGCACAACAAGATTTTGATGACCAGATGGGTGGAATGGGTAAAAAGATGTTTAAAGGAATTGAAAATGTTTTTGGTAGAAAGGCATCTAAACAAGTAAAAGCTAAAATGGTTGAAGGGTTTTCTGGAAAAGCAGGAGGAGCCGGTAAATCTTTATTAGGTGGAGGATTAAAAGGAATGGGTGGTAATCTTGCTGGATTAGCAGGTTCTGCTATGAAAGCATTAGGACCTATTGGTGCAGTTGCATCTGCTTTAGAAACTGTTTGGACTTCTTTTAGAGATGGTTCGGTAGCCAAATGGACTGCTCAATTTGGTGCAATGTTTAATGTAGATAATTTAGGTGATGTTAAACAGGCATTTAAAACTAGTGAAGCATATAATAAAATAATTACAGATTATAATTATGTACTTCCTCTTAAATTACAACAACAGGCAGCTAGGGATTCAATGGATTATGAAAAATCAATTGAAACAGACGCTTTATCATATTCTCAAAGTTTAATAAAAGATAAATACGAATACGAAATAGGACTAACAAGAGATTCTATAACATTTTCACAAGACCAAGCAAAACAATCATTAGACGCAAATTTAGCAAGAAATAAAACCCTATTTACAAATTCAATGGGTTATATGGGTAAAGCAATTGGTATTTCTGAAAGAGCTTTACAAGCAATTGGTTCATCTACTCAAGCAGTTTTAGATGCAGTAAAAAATGTAGGTGTTTCTTTAGGAACTTCATTAAAAAATCAAGTTTCAATGGCAACATCTGCAGCCGGATTGGGTGCAATGTATGGGTCTTCTGCCGATGATGTTCTAACAATGAGCAAATCATTTCGTTTAATGGATAAATCTTCTGCCGAACAAGCTATAAATATGACAGCAGGGTTAAAATCATATGCAAAAATTAATGATATGTCTCCTGCACAATTATTTAAAGAAATGGCAGATTCTCAGCAAGAAATATTTAAATATACAAATTATACTTCTCAAGAATTTGCACAACAAGTAGTATTATTAAAAAATATGAATACATCAATGACTTCAATGATGAAAGCATCGGATTCAATGGTATTAAATTATAAAGATAGTATAAAAGCAGAGATGAGTTTAAGTTCTATGTTAGGTCAAAATGTAGACCTTTCAGAAACTAGAGCTCGTTTAATGAGTGGAGATATGGCAGGTGGGGCAGCTGCAATGAAATCCGCATTAGGTGGAATGGATATAAACGCAATGAATCCATTTGCTAAACAACAATTAAGTGAAGCAACCGGTATGGGTATAGATGAGTTGATGAATCTAATGAGTGGTAAAGGTGGTGGTGCAAAGGGTTCATTAGAAGAAGAAAACGCAGCAAAAACAGGAGCATCAATTGCCAATGGTGCATTAAAACAAGATATTAGTAATGCAGCAGCTAAATTGGCATTAGACCAAAAACAAAGAGCACAACTTTTAATTTTTGAACAACTTCAAAGAAAAGGAATGCTAGTACTTGAGCAGGAGCAACGTTTACAAAATTTAGCCGTGGAACAAAAATGGAGATTGAGATATGGTAAATTAGAAAGTGAGCAAGAAATAGACATGGCAGTTAAAAAAATGCAAGCGGAAGCTAGAGCAACTAGTATTACTGCTATGGGTGATGAGACGGCAAATACAATGCAAGATTTATCCAAAACAGGTAAAATTAGTGGAGTAGATGCTTCTACATTTAAAACTGTACTGAGTAGTGACCAAGCAGCAGTTACTAAACTTTTACAAGCTGGTAAACTATCTGAAACTGAGATGAAAGGGATGGCACAATATCAGGCAGATTTGGTTAAATATCAATATAATTTACAAACAGGTATAAAAATTGACCCAAAAAGTTTGCCACAATTAGCAAACTATTTAGGTGGAGAAAAGGTGTATAAGAAAAAAGTGGGTGAAGCTAACCAAATGGTTGCAACAGATAAATTAACAAATGCAAAAACTAAACAAAAAGAAGAAAAAACAGGATATATGGGAATGGTTAGTGCCGCATTTGCAGATATTATACCAACAATAGGTTCTATATTTGGAGGCGAAGGTGGTAAAGCAGCTATAAATGCTAAAATTGCCAATGTTAAATTAGACGAATCCGTTAAACTAGCAACTGCGGAAGCAAAAAAAGCAGATGAGCAATTAAAAGCAATAAACGCAGATACTAAAAAAGTTGATGAATTAAAAAAACAAAATACTACAGATAGTGGTTGGTTATATAAACAAAATAACACATTGATTGGAATACTTTCCGAATCATTAATAGTTGCTAGAGAAACTGCATTACAAGGTGAAAAACCAATAAATTTGGATGGTAAAAAAGTAGATAAACAGTTATTAAACAGAAGAGAAACTCAATACGGATTAGGTCCTAGAAAATAATTAATAACACAAAATGGCAACAATATTAGACCTTTTTAAATCTCAAAAAAAAGAACTATACAATAAAGAAGAAATCCGTATAGAAAGTAGGGGATTTGTTAATCTACCAAGAGCAGCTGCATTAGCTACATCTTCTCCAAATGTTGCTGCAGATTTAATAGGTGGACAAATAGCAGGTGTTATTGGTGGAAGTGCCAATAGACCATCTGATACTATATTTAAAAAAGGAAATCCAGGAAGTAAACCAATTACATTAACGGCAGCCACTCAAGCTCAATTAAGAGATGTAGTTGATGGTGGATATAATACAAATGGTGGGTATGTTGTAAAAAAAGACCCATCTCCCGATTCGGTTATCAATGATATAATGCAAGGTGGAACTTCAGCACAGGGTGCTGCAACCAATTTAGCAATTAGTGCATTAAATAAATATGGAAGTAAAAGTGGTTTTAAAGAATTAAAAAAAGCTTTAAAAACAAAAAGAGAAGGAGATGATAAAAACGGTAGTTTTGATGCTCCAAAATATACAAATCAAAAACCATTTTCAAAATTTAAAGAAAATGATGAAAAAAAATTAGTTAATAGAACAAATACTGATACGGATTGGGATACTGCTACTGCTAGAATATTAGAAACGGAAAGTTATAAGGATTCCCAGGCTTTTAAAAATGAAATTGAAAAATATCCAAATGCAAATCAAGTACCTGTTTTATTTAAAAAATATGGTAATACTAGTATAATTCCATTTGTTGGTTCAGTATCTGGTATTTCTGAAGATGTTTCACCTGAATGGAACGGGTTTAGATACTTAGGTTCTCCGTTTAAAATATACAGATATAATGGAGTAGAAAGAAGTTTAAAATTTAATTTAAAACTATATTATCATACTTTTAAACAAAAAGATATAATGATTAAAAAAATAAATTATTTAAAATCATTAGCTTTTCCATATGAAGAAACATCAACAATAACTTACAAATACAGTTCTAAAAGCTCTCAAATTGCATTTTCACCGAATTTATTATATGTTTCAATTGGTGATATGTATCAGAATGTATTTGGATATATGGAATCACTTTCTTTTAGTGTTGAAGAAAATACATCTTGGATTAATTTTGAAAATAATTTAATTGAGAAATCATCTAATGAATCATCATTATATCCATCTGTAATCGATGTATCAATTGGTATTAAGATGATTGAAAATAATCACAAAACTGAAAAATCGCCATTAGGAACAACAACTTATAAATATAATTTTGATGGGAGAACTACTGAAAATAATATTATTGAAATAAAAGAACCATCTAAACAAAGCGCATTTAATTCAGATGGTTTAATTAAAGCTAAACAACCTCAAATGATACCAACTTCATTTGAACGACCAAAAATAATACTTAGATAATGATAAGTAGATATAGATATGCAACAAATTTAACAACATCCAATACTAAAATACAGTATTTGGGTAGTGTTATATATCCAAAAATTAAACCATCCGATAATGATATATACATTATATCAGATTCAAGCGATAGATTAGATATACTTGCTTTAAAATATTATAATGACCAATCACTTTGGTGGATAATCGCAACTGCTAATAATTTAAACGATGCATCTTATTCAATAGAATCTGGAAAACAATTAAGAATTCCTTCAAATTTAAATAAGATTATAAATGATTTTGAAAAAATAAACAAATAAAGTTATGGGATTTCCGTTTTTAGCTCCGTTAAAAGGATGGATTACACAAAGTATAGCAGAAAGAGAAGCAAATCCAGACATGCTTAACACACTTATGCCATTTGCAGTATTAAGTTCTGCGGCAGTAGTAACAAATAATGTTAATACAAAGAAATTATTAGAAAACATTATACAAACTTCAAGATATGATTCATCCGCTTATAAAGGGTGTGTTGTTACAAATTCAACAAATATGTCTGATAATTATCAACTTGGTAAAACCATTGTTGGATATGATTTAGATGGAAAAGTTATAGAAGTTGAAGGTGAATCTAACAGAAGAGTTTCAACTCCAATAATAGAATCGATAGAAATAGATTCAGATGGTAGTAACAATACATTAAAAACGGCAAATGTTAAATTAAAAATATTTACATTAAAACAATTGGAAATGTTTGAATTATTTTTTTTAAGACCTTCAATGAATCTTGTTTTAGAATATGGATGGAATAGTAGTATTAGAAATAAAGATATAGAAATTACTAGTAGAATGTTTGCTAATAAATCTCATACGGATTATTTAATAAAATATTCGGAAATATATTCACATAAAAATAATGCATATAAAATTGCAAAAAATAAGTATATATCAACTTTAAAAGATACAAAAGGTAATTATGACTTTATGGCGGGTAAAGTTACAAATTTTACTTATTCACCGGATGCAGATGGTAGTTATTCAATTTCTTTGGATATATCAGCAGGTAATGAACTTCAGTTGTGGATGCCAATAAAACGAGCAAAAGATGAAGATAAGGTATCAAAAACAGCAGACGGACCAAACTTTAGTCCGTATCAAACTTGGGTAAATCAATTGGCAGCAGATTTAAATAATCCAGAATTTGTTACATTATTGAAAAGTGCAACAGATTGGGAAAAGGAATTTTTTAATTGGGGTGCAGTAAATACCACTCAAACAGAAACTACATTTTCAAAAGACGCATATATTTCATTTAAACTTATTTTGGAATTAATAAATAATATGCAATTATTTAAAGATTACAAAGAAAAAATAAAACCCGGTCATTATGTAAATATAGCAGGGAAAAAAGAACCAATAATACCGGTTTCATCTAATTATATAATAATATCACCAACAACTGATTTTATATTACCAGGAAAATTACCATATATTTATGTAAGCACTGGTGCAAAACAAAAAGATGTTATTAAATTAGACCCAGATTTAAAAAACGGAAAAGACTGTAAAATATATGGAAAAAGTTTTAATGTATCGAATTCTGAAAAAATAACTAAGTATAATATATACGATGATGACGATAAACCAATAGAAGTTACATCTTCAATTGGAAATTTATTAAATGTATATTTTAATTATAACCAATTTAAATCAATTTATAATAAAGCATATACATCCGCAGATGTTATAAATGCATTATTAAGTAGTATAAATAGTAATATGTTTGGATTATGTAATTTAGAATTACAAAAAGAATCCGATGCCGAAACAGGAAGTCCTTTAATTATAATGGATTCAAAATTGAATATACCACATCCTCCAGAAAAACCTGAAAACATTTTTAGATTTAATGTAAATTCAATAAATTCAATAGTAAAAGAATTTAGTTTTAATATGGAATTGAGTACATTAATGCAAGCACAGGCATTGTATTCTACTCAATTAGCACTTGCAGCTACAAAAAATGATTCAATAAAAGATAAATTGGAAGTTCCTGTAAAAGACCCATATCAACATGCCGATTTATCATATGCACAAAATGCGGATGGTTATTATTCTATAAACGCAATTGAATTACAAATTGTAAAAGAAAGTCAAGAATGGAATGCAACTATAAAAAAAACTGCAAATGTTAATGAAGCTCCACCTAAACCAACGGATGGAGAAGAAGCAGCATCTCCATCGGAAGTATTTAATAAAAATTATATAAGATTTAAATTAGATGAAAATGATAAAAATTCAAAAAACTTCATATATACGGATGCGGCATTAGTACAAAAACTTATCATACCATCCAGAAAGAAAAAAAATACATCCGCTTTAACTTATTTAGATATTAATTTTGCAATTGATGGAATTGCAGGTATTAGTTGTGGTGAATATTTTCACATTAATGGTGTACCTGAAATTTATAATAAAAATGGTTATTTTCAAGTAACAAATGTAAAACAAGGGGTTGATGAGTCTGGATGGAAAACTACAATTGAAGCGGGATATAGAATAAAAGCAGATGAAGATGTATAATGATTTAATAAAAGGTAAAAAATTGTATTCTTTAGAAATACCAAAAACCATTGTACCATCTCCAACCAAAGATGATTATTATAATGGTATTATTACTAGATTTTTTACTCAAAAAACAAACGATATAAACGGGTTTGTTTATGAAATTGATTTGGATACATATAATAAATTAAAATCAAACCCATATTGGTTAATTGGTAATATTTATTGGAGAATAACCGGTCCTTTGGATATGGTATATAATGATAATGGTATGGTTATAGATAAAGGAGTGTATAATTCAAATAGAGCTTCTATTCAATTGGGTGCAGAAACAATAAAAAATTTAGGTTTATATCTACCTAATATTTTACAATTTCATAAATAAATTTTGAAATGTGAATTATTTTTTGTATCTTTGTAGATATGAATATAATTGAGACAGATAACGATTTACACTTATTAAATCCAGAGGAGATTTTATTGATAGTTCCTGTGTGGAGTTCTCAAAG